CCAACCGTAGTAGCCAGCGCGTTGCTGACGGTGTAGTGTTGGATCTTCGAAGACCTGTAGCTGTTCCTTGACAGGCATTACGAAGCTATCGTTGCTTGATTGGTCAAGACCAACAACAAGCTCAAGATCGCTTGCCTGTAGCGAACCGGAAAGGTCGTTAACGAAGAAACTCTGATATTCTTGACCTTCGCCAAGTTCATCAAGATCGTGAAGATTCACGCCATAGATTCTGGTGATGGGAGCGCCATCTTCAGAAGCTGTGTAGATTTCACGACGAGTAACTTCGTCAACTTGATCTAGACCCCAATTACGGATATCCTCTAGAGCCTCTGGACTCACGTACATATCTGTAAGGCGACCACGACCAACCGAAGCACTATTGCCACCACTGTTACGACGCATAACAGTTTGCATTAGTGAAACTAATCTCTTGCTGAATAAACCAGCTGTAGCATCGGCGTCATAAACTAAGATGTTGCGATCAACTCCAGCAGCTAGAATTGTGTGCCAGCCATCATCATTCATCTTCTTTACGAAACCGGCTTCCATGACTTGCATGGCGCGACCAACGATATCCCATCTGGCTTCGCGAGCGTAGCGAAGTAGATAGTCAACCGAAGATGTGATGCTATAGGTTGGGATCATCACATAATCGCCCTCAACCGAACGCTCTGGAATTCTACCGTGGCCGGGATTGGTATAAGCAACATGCTCACCTTCTAGGCCGGGAGAAATAAGATCAAGAGGATATTCAGTTGTTGAACCGGGTTCCACGGTAATAGTTTCAAAAATATTACCGAGGATATTGCCGACTAGAACACCCTTGCGTAAGGGAAGCTCTAGAGCCTTTGCGAACTCTCTTTGAGCAGCAGAGGCGACATTGATATCGGCATCCCCTGACTTGCGTAGGAGAGCGATAAACTCATCACTAGGTCTTTGATTAATTGGCATGTTTAATTCTCCTTATTTATATTAGTCAGGGAAGGTTAACTTCTACTTTGGCATAACCATCTTCGTCTTTTGTACTTACAAATGCACCGATTGCGTTGCCGCTAGCGACTGTGCTGATATTGCCAGCTGTAACAGTGCATCTATAGGCAGTAGCACCGGCTGTTGGTGTACCGGTCACATTGTTTGTAACAACATAACCCTTACGAAGAACGGTGACTTTGCCGCCCTTTTGAACTTCATCCTTATGTTGATTAAGGTGAGTTCTGGTTAGATCCTTGTTAACAACGTCGTTAAGAAGAATGCCAACTGGAATGCCAGATGTTGCATACTTAACGAGGTTGACACCTTGATCCATAGCAGCGCCGGAACCGGCTGTGTCGTATACAACTACGCCACCGCGAGTAGCAGTACCTTCGTTGTAAAAGAAACTGATATCAGTTTGAAGCTCGTATCTATCTGATTTTAGGGCCATAGTTTTTCTCCTTATTCACTTATTTAAGACGTTTTGTTCAAGCCACTGGGCTACACTAGCTCTTGTAGCGGATAATTCATCTTCTACATCAGAAGCGTCTACAAGCGTGGCTTCTGTTGTTTTTACTTCTTCGAAAAGTTCTTCGGAAACTTCTTCTGTTACAGAAGCTTCTGTAGTTTCTGTTTCTGAAGCCATTTCCTTTTTCTCTTCTTTCATCATCTTGTCTTTCATCATGCCCCACTTCTTTTTCATAGCGGCGACTACTGCTTCAAAAGCATCGTCACTAAGGGCATCATAAAGATTAACGGACTCTTCTGCTTCTACGTCTTCAAAACCAGCTTTTACTAGCTTTTCTTTACGCATACGATCTTTTTCTTTCTTCTTCATTTCGTCCATAGCAGCAGAAAGTTCGTTTAATTTTTCTTCTCTTTCAGCTAGCGTAGCTTCTAGTGAAGCAATTTTTTCAGCTGATGTTTGGAGTGCTAAATCCTTTTCGGCTAATGTTGTCTCAAGAACTGAAACCTTTTCTGCAAACTCTTTGTTGACAGTTTCGATTTCGGCCTTGACTGTTTGTGTTTCTTCTTTTGAAGAAGCTAACTCACTTTGTAGATCAGCTAGCTGCTTCTCTAAGTTATTATCTGACATATTAATATCTCCTTTGGAAACGTTAGAATTATTAGTGTCTAATGTAACAGAGAAAGCTTTGCTAGAATCAAGAATAATACTTCTTGGATTGGCTGGCTTAGATACTAAACCTTTACCAGAAAAAGAAATATCTCTTAATGATCTACCAATTCTGTAGCCTTCGTACTCTCCTGTTCCACCATATGCTTTTAAGTGCTTAGTCAAAAACGCTGACTCTTCGTTACGAGCTATTACTTTAGCTTTTCCATCATTACCAATAACAGAGTAGTCGAATCCGGCAAATAGGCATTCCATAGAAACAAACCATTTGCCTTCTTCTATCTCTGCTATAATTTTTCTCATCCTTTCTCTGTTCTCTGGATTAGTCCAACTATTGTAAAGGACAGCTTCGGTAACTATGTCGAATTCTTCTGGGGGACTTTCTATCTCTTCTGATAGAATTTTATTACCGTTTCTATCTACAACATAGCTTCCAGTTATATGACCAATAATGTCGTTTTCATTGTGCATGAAGTTGAACTGTTTATCTTCTGGTGTATTTTTTGCGGCCCAAGTTTGCTGTGGGTCGAATACGTCATCGTTTTTATTCCAACCTGTTGATACTAAGATAGATTTGAGATAGTAAAGATCTATCTGATCTGGGTTGCTAGACGCTTTGATCTTATCGATATTCGATCTTGAAATATTCCAAGTTTGATCTGAATCAACATCTGTTACAATAACAGCTGGAGCGCAATAAGCAATTGATGCTTGCGCCTTGACCTGTTCAGATAAACCGTCTAAAATTTCTTGTTGATATACTTTCATATTTTATACTTGCCTCTCAATGAGAATATACACAAAAACAAACAGTTATTCAAATAGAGACATTTTGTTCAATAAATAAACCTATCGCATTTTTTCTATATTTTTCTATTGACATTCTTTGTAGATTAATTCCCCTATTATCTAGCTCATCCTTAAAGTCCTTTGGCATTTTTTTATTAGCGGTCAATAAGTCTTTAATAGTGGATGGGTTTACAGATGAGAATATGTCTATATTTGTTAATACGTCTAATTTAATTGTTTCTAATTCTTCGGCCTCAATCTTAGTTAATTGTCTTAGGTTTTTTTTATTTTTTTGGTTTAAGTAAGCATTGTTCAATATGTTAGAAATATTGTCCCAAGACTCTTCTGCCCAAACCATAAGTTCTGCTACTCCCGGCTTCGATCTTGGTTTTGCTACCCTCTGTTTTCTAGGCTCTGTATCAGTAGAGTTATTAGGTCTTCCTTCTGGGCTTGGAGGTTTAGGTGCTGATGGGTTTCCAAAAGGACTTGAAGATTTTGGTTGCGTCAATAAATCTTTAGGCACACTACTCTTTATGCCAACATCTTGAGGAAGAACCTTGCCGCTTTGCAGAGCAATTTTTTCCAAGTTTTCTTTGTGTTGAGGTGTATGATAAGGACTAGCTTTAGGGGGATTCTTTTCATCCTTACGATCTTCAACTTCTCTTTGAAGTCTAATCTTTTCAATTTGTGGAATTTCTTTGAATCTTTGAAGCAATGTCTCTTGACTAATAATATCCCTATCCGCTAATTGAATAAGCAAATTCTTCTCTGCTGCTTCATCCGAAAGACTCATTTGATCAAACTGTATATGAGCTTTATATCTGAAGCCCATAGCTTGTCTAACTATTTCTATTTCTTTTTCCCAAAATCTGACTAATTGATCTCTACCATATTGAAGTCTTTCCACTAAAGTTTTTAGGGAAATGAAGTTATTTGTAAATCCTCCACCATTTGTAGCCATACCGGTTAATGTTGGCGGAACACCAAGGCCAGCATATATACTATTTAAAACTGCTGTATACTTTTCTGATCCCAAGAATTTATAGACTTCGCTGCTGGATTCTTTAAATGATAATTCTGGACCCCATACTAATTCCATAGTGCCGCCACCAACATTACTAGCTAATATATCTCTTAACTTGTTGATTGCACCCTTATTAGGAAGAATCTTGTGTTCAAGACTACCAAGAGTCCACAAACGAATATTTGAGATCGCGCCATCTAAAGCAGATAGATCTGCTAGTCTCATTTTTTCAAGCATAATAATATCATCTAAAATAGCATAAATCATAGGGTTAGCCCATTGTTGCCAATCATCCTTTTTGTAATGAAATACGCATAATCTATCAACGTCCAGTGGGACTTCCTTTTGACCATTTTTCAATGACTGTTTTACATTTTCTGGAAGGCTATTGATTACGTTGATAGGCACATCGCCTTCAGTAAATCTATCAAAGAATGAGCCTAGGTTGATAGCATAAGCTGGGGTTCCCATGAATATAGAGAACTTACCATCTTTCATCTTCACAGTAAGAGGATTAAAGAAGTTATATCTCCAAGGAATAAGATTAGCTGCCATATTAGGCACCTCAACCTTTATGTCATTAGCTAATGACTTCATATACTTGTTTAGCTTGGGTGTAACTTTAGCATAACTGCGATAAGCGATTACATTGCCGGTTTTATATAGATTGTTTAGAAATCTTTCTGATCTCTCTTTACCATTTATAGATTTAAACCACTGCTGGTAAAATTTTTCTACACTTTTATTTTGATGTACTATTTGAATACCTTGACAACCAAAATCACCCATAAGATCAATAATATTTCTAATAATACCAACTTTATCGTAGGCGTCCATACACATTTTGATAGCGCGTCTTTGCTGGCTTGGAACAGCTTCGTGGGGTCTAAACGCATAGTAATCCTGCTGTGTAAATTGAGGACGAACCGATCTATTAGGCTCTATATCTATAAAGTGCCTATACGTGCTGCCTTGGGTTTTCGATAGGCCGGTATATTCGTTCACATTTTCAGAAAGTTGTAGAAGAGCGTCTGTTTTGCTCTGAGCATTATCTTCT